AAAGATGCACTATGACATGTAGATCGGATATGGAATTGTATACAATAGTTCAAATCGCCAAAGTGATGCCCCGCGTATACGTGTACGATTTATTGAAGAAAGATACAGTGTGCCATGTAGGAAAGTACATTCACAATGAAATTCCTCATGAAACTGAATATCGGTTCATAATGAAAAGTTGATTTTTTAATTTATATGTACTATTTGTTGTTATTTTATGTTATTTTTTATTATTGTTGTAAAAATGGAGAGAGCTATCGAGAATTATGATTATTCTTTCATGATCAATCTCTATGAAGCGATATCTAACATTCTACGTAATGAAAATTTCCCGATAGAAATGTTCCATGCACTTCAGACTCTTGAGGATGCCTGTGAGCTTCAGATATGTGACAAACGTAGTTTACTATTGAATTTGAACGGTGGTTATGAGTTTTATACTCCTTTAGATAGCGCTGATTTTCTTGCTGGCAGGGTTCATACAATCTGTAATGAATACCCGGATCTTTCTCCTAAACTGGAAACGCTCAAGAACATTGTGCATGAACGTGAAGAAGTAAGAGCGGAACATAGGGATTTACCATATTTCTTTCAAATTTTTTCTTCTTCCTTCCATCATAATTGAATTTTAATTTTATTCTTGAAACATAAAAGAATGAGTGATTGCAACATAATTCACCCACCACATTACGGCGGAGAAGAAAATCCTTATGAATGTATCAAAGTCCTAGAAGCCTGGTTGCCACCTGATGAATTCAAAGGGTTTCTACGTGGGAATATTATTAAATATATCTGTAGATGTGAAAGCAAAGACAATAAAATAGAAGATTTACAAAAAGCAGATTGCTATCTTCACTTTCTCATTTCATATGAACAACATTCATCGCAATAATTTCAATTTTTAATTTTGTGTGATGATTATAGAAGCATAATTTTGTCTCCGAATATCATGTACATCGGTACAACTTTATGTATTATGATACTTCGTATTTTTTGCATTCGTGCCAATCGTATCATTTTCTGACAAAGCTCTTTCTCTAAACCCATTTTATCAAACATGCGATACATTTGCAAGGGTGGTGTTGTACCAGGAAACAGCGCGACATAATTACTATTCTCAAAAGTATATTTTGTTTTTTGATAGTCGTTTGCTGAATGTGAAGTACAGATTACATGCACATCACCATTTCCATCATGTTTCTGATGTCCTCTTCCGTTTGCGAGCGCATCGTTCATTAGAGCAAAAGTAGCATTTTGTACTTTTGGATCGCGTATTTTATCAACATCATCAAAAAGGAGAATTGTTTGCGGTGATTTTGATCGTTCACGGATTTCAGCAAGATTGATTTTCGATAAAACATCAGGTTTCATCTTTATTTTATACATTCTATCCTTCCCCAGTTCATCAAAATTCCCATCATTTTCTTCCAATGCCGTAAATAAAAGTATTGGAATTGTTGGTGGAAGTAATTGAATCATTTGTTTTGCGAGATAACTTTTACCTGCACCCGGGGTCCCTGCAATGAACATTGTCATACGGTCATTGAAACAAGGTCTCCAATCTGCTCCTGTAATGCTTGCTTGTGGTTTTTCATGAGTAAAATCTAATGGCGCACTATCGATCTCGTCATCGTCTTCATCATCATATTCATCATCATCCGTCATTGCTTTACCACCTCTAGATGTCACATAATAAGCAAGATCACCGCCTTCTGTATCTGCAACAGGTTTATCACCCTTTTTGCCTTTAAAACGTTTCCCACGTATAGGGAGAAATTTATTCGTTACAACAAGCATTCAATCGTTCAACTAAAATATTTATCAAAATAATAAACTGCGGGATTTATTCCTTCCCTTGCTAACTGCAATGTTTCTTTTTTAAACTCATCCGGATTTTTACCACTACGTAAGAAAGCAATTGTATATATTCCACATACTGCTGTATGGTCACCTTCTTTTTGATAAGGATAATCGTTGAAATGGATTTCCCATCCATGTTTTTGACATTCACGCAAGCCATCGTTAAAGATATTCAATAATTGCCCACTTTCGCACAGGTCATCTTCAGAAATCCAATTTATTTTTTCAATATCAGGTTTGCCGCCATATGTACTGAAGAAATATATTTCTTTTTTTCGTGGATTTCGAGAAACTGAAAACCAATGGCCAGAATTCATTTTTTGTGGGTCTTGTAGGAGAATTATGTTTTCATTTGATCTTTTAAACATATGGGATAACATTGCCGCTGAGCCATGTTTCTTTGCCATTTCACAAAGGTCAGAGTATTTATAAACCGGCGCTTTGTGCATACTTGCAGCTTCCATTTCACTGCCATCCCGGGGTTTAAAAACGATATCGTGTTCTCTTTTGTTTTTAGTTTTCGTAAAAATAGAATCAATCATTCTTTTTTTTCTTTCTTCAATGAATGACTGACTGTATCTTGCGGTAAAAGTAACATCAAGTTGATAAAAAAGAATGGCACAGGCAACTGTTAAAACTGTTCAATATTTGGACCCCCGTATTGAGCCCCAGCCCGATCCTGTTTATGACTATGTCATTGGTCCAACTCAGAATCAGTACTATAAGATTCCAGCGAGTGGTTTGAGTAATTCTAATATTACTTTCAACAATCTCACCACTCTCGGTATTGATCGTGCTTATCTCGACACGTTTGAGCTTGAACTTGGTGTAACCATAACATTTAATTTGGAGGGCAACACTTCTGCGTCTGAACTTCATCCCGCCCCATGGGAGTGGACTTTTGATTCGTTCCCGTTTAACAAGTGTTGTGATGAAGCGCGTGTTAATATCAATGGTGGTGCCTTTTTCTCACAACCAATGTCATATATTCGCGCAAAGGAACGTTATATGAATCAATACGAACTTTCGAAATCATATGAAAACGTTTGTCCATGCCATCGCGCTATTTGCCAAACTGAATCAGCGCGTAACTATTGTACAAATACTACTAACAACCAATTGAATGGTCTCGCGCCAGTCGATTATTATGACAGGAAAAAATCTCTTGCACTTTTACGTGGTACTTTTCCATTTGCGGTCGATGACACACATACCACAGTTAATTATGGAACTGCCGCCCCAACAAGGCTTGGTGTTGGTATGTTTAATTATATGCAGTCAAGTGAAGGGTTGGTTGGCGGTTTTAATAATTCAATTGTTCGCCGTGGTACAAAACTTGCGGCAACTGCTGGAAATGCTGTTGGGTGGGAAAGATATTATAAGTGCGATGCTGCTGGCAACGCTTCTACAACAGGTAATACTGTTGTTGTTAGAGTTTCATGGAGAGAACCTCTTTTTGTTTCTCCTTTTTCTTCGCGATATGATGCAACTTACGGCCGTCCTCTGTATAATATTACATCAATGGATTTTTCGTTCACTATGCAGAATCTTGGCAATATGATTCGTGTTGTTAATTTCGATGATCAGGCGAGCGATGCTGGACACAGAGCAGTTGCATCATATTCAATTAATATTGATTCTGCACAGCTTTGTTATCAGGTCATGACTATTCCGCCTATCCTTAATAAGCCGCTTACTACTTTGGTACCTTATCGCCGTTTTGTACCCTATATTACTGATTATCACCAGGGGGTTGCTACTGATGCAACTACAAATATTGATCCACAAGGCGCAACAATTACTATTACAAGCGGTGTATATACATTTAATGAGATGCCGACAGCAATTTGGGTTTTCTGTGGACCAAATAAAGCAGATCTTCAAACAAATGAACAAGATAAAATCGGTCTAACAGGTGCACAAGCAAATTTACCTACAGAGCGTGGTAATTGGGATACTAATCGGTTGTTCGCCTATATTAAGAAGATAAATATTTCCATGGCGAATACAACACAGATTCTTGCTACCGCAGAACCTCATGATCTTTATCGTATTGCAAAAGCCAACGGATGTGAAGATTCGTATTGGTCATGGGCTGGCGATGATACGGTCAACCCTACATATGAATCTACCTATGAGTTTGCTTCGCATTGTCCGGGTGTTTCACCAATGTGTTTCGGTGCTGGGTCTGTTCTTCGTCTTAAACCTGGTGTAGATTTGATTGTTCCGGATCAGCCACTTATTCCCGGTGCGAACGCCAATAACATGGTTTTCCAATGCAGTGCCCAGTTTTATGTTCCACCACATTCAAATGCTCATGGGCGTTATGCTCTTTGGTTGTTGTTTGAATATGTTGGTGTTGCAGCTATTTCACCTGGACAGTGTGAGATCACAATGAACCCACTTGGTTCTGGTGAAATTATGGCTGTTTCTCCAGTGATGTCTGCTACATCCGAAGCAACGGAAGGTGAGTTGGAAGGTAGTGGATTCTGGGATCGTGTCAAGCGTGCCGCTGGAATTGCCGGTCAGCTTGCAGATGATGGAATTATTTCCATGATTTTGAAACGTATCCCTGGAGCACAAGGCGCTGCTGATTGGGCGAAGAAACATGGATTTGGAGAACCAAGCGCAAAGCGATCCCGTGGGGGAGCTACACCTGGCGGCTCTTGTGTAGGAGGTGCTGTGATGGGGAAAGGTTTGAATGATTGGGTGTAAAAAAAATAAAAAAGAAAGAAAAAATATTTGCACCTAATTGTTTAAAATGCTTGACTTTCAGGCATCTCCGATGGCACGCCACGATCAACAGTTGATGTGGCGCACGGGTTTGCATAAACAAACCATTCATCAGGAAGCGGGAAAACTCTTGCTTCAATAATATATTCAAAAGTTCCCTTTGTTCCTTTACACTTCATCATCGAAGGATTATCAATTTTCAATGTATCTTCTCCATTTTTATAGCTGTGATAGCATATTTTACGGAAAAAGATTCCATTGCAGGAATGCAGGAAGCTTGGGTAAAAAGTAAATTCGCGATCCTCTGTAATAATGAAATGACAGAGCTTTGCACGATCACTTCCTTCTTCCATTCCCTTCGCTTTCACACAGATCGAAGACTTTTCTTTCATCCAATCTTCGAATGAAAGATGAGCCAAGTTCTGGAGATCCCATTGCACACAGTCGTTGAGATATAACATCTTTGTTAAATCATCCAACGACATTTTGCAAGAAGCATCACGGAATTTGATGTGTGGCCCAGCAACCATTTGCTTGAACGACACAGTAGCAAAAGCACCTTTGGAAGAGAGAACAGCAGTTGGCTGAACCCAAACATCTCCAAGAGTAAGGGTATCAGTCAAATGCAGGAAATCCTGGGAGTCCATCACCTTCCAAACTTCCGCCAGTTCACGAACCTTATGACCTCTAGGGTGCCTCATCCCCTGATCTGCTTCCCCCGTCGTCTGAGGAATAGGGGAAGAAATCGGCCGGCGGGTAGCAATACGGCGGTTTCTTTCCTCCTCTGTAACAGTGTCCGCACTCTCGGCTCTCTGGAGGGTAGTTGGAAGAGCCTTCTGCTGGGTTCTTGGTTGCTTCATTACTGGTTTGGATAGAGACATCTTGTCCGTTGATGTAGATGTGGAAGATCACAGTAGTAGTCACTGGTTTTTGTTCACGAGTATTCATAAAAATAAGTTTAACGAAAACAAAAAAAGAAAGGAAGAAAAAATTAACCAAACAAACATTAATTACAATGTTTAAAAGATAATTTCATAGGTTATTGTCTTTTTTGTGCATCTTTTCTGACGCGTTTTTATTAAAACAATGATAAAAAAATTTAAAATGTTATATTAGTTTTCTTTTATTAGTAAAAAAATGATAATATTTTTTAAAAATAATTAACAACTTTTTTCCAATAACTTTTTCATGGTGAAAATGATATTTTGATTTAAAGATAAGGAAAAAAACAATTTTTTTATTTATTTTTTTTATTTTGATGTTTTTTATTTTATTTTGTTTTTAATTTTTAGAAAATAAAATGTCTTCGGTTAGATTAGCTCTCGTGATCGGAGAAGGTGATAAAGATGGAGAATTAGAGGTGATCGATGTGGCTAAGATCCAACCTCTATCACCTAACATTTTTTTGGTGGAAACAAAACCTTTTTTTAAAGCAGATCTTTTGAAAAATGGAGCTGGAAATGGAGAGCTTTTCACACCAGAACAAATCCGTATTCTTCTTTCTTCTCTTATTCCTCATCAACATTAATATATTTTAAATAAAAATATTTTTTAATGTTTAATTGATTGATTGATTGTTTGTTGGTTTTTTTTTTTAAAAAAAAATAATGAGCGATTCTTATACTCTGGCAGCACTTAGAGGTCTTGGAATGGATGGAGATGATTCTTATACATCAGCCGCACTTCGCGGTTTTGGTGATGAATCATATACATCTGCCGCCCTTCGTGGTTGTGGTTGTGACTGTGATGAACGTTCTTATACAGGAGCAGCTCTTCGTGGTATGGGCAAATTTAAGAAAGGTTCACCTGAAGCAAAAGCTTTCATGGCACGACTTAGAGCTATGAGAGGTACAAAATCAAAAGGTGGAAAGAAACTTAAGGGTGGCATTGCGTTTAGTACAATCGCACCATTTCTTGGCTTAATTCCAGCGGCGATTAAGGGTGCCCATGCAATTTACAAATGGATTAAAGGCTCAGGTATGCTCAAGAGCAAAAAAGGTGGGCGCGCTCTTATTTTAGATCCTGTGAAACGAGATGAATATATTGATATTGTAAACGATCATTTTTCAGGGCGTCAACGAGCTGCATACTGGCCTTATAAGTTAGATAAAGCTCGTATTCATGCAGATAAACGCAAGAAAAGACTTGGTTCGGCAGTAGTTAATTATCTTGAAGACAAAGGTCTTCTTGATGAAGCTATTTTTGATACTGCTGCGATGAAGAAATATAAAAAGCTAGCTTATGATGCTCTTGATCGCCCCGCTCGAGAAGCTGCAGCAGCAGCAGCAGCAGCAGCAGCAGCAGCAGCAGCAGCAGCACCCACAACACCCAAAAGGCGTCGTAGAAAGAATCCTCAGCCCCCAGCAAAAAAATACTCGCTACGTAGCCTTGGATTAAATCCTGACGACATCCCAGAATGATCTAAGACTTCCTAATGTTATTACAAAAATGAGATTTTTTTTTTGAAAAATATCGTATGAAGGAATGACGACAATACCTTTTACAAGAAAAAATAATCTTCTTTCTTTGTTGCGTGGGTATGATTTGCCTGTAAAGCGCAACTATCTAAATGCTGCTTTGTTAGGCTATGGAAAACACCGTAAAACAGATGAAGATAAAGAGAAAAGATACCAAAAATTTCGAACTATTGCTTTTAATTCATTAGAACAGTATTTCAATGTCTTAAAGAGTCTAATATCTGATGATGATTTTTGGCATTCATTGGGTTTTTATCAAGTACTTTGTGCATTTACACGATTTTTTGTTGCAAGTTGGAGCAAAACATCGTCAGATTTTGTTATTAATCTTGACGCTTTTTTAAGAGAAATTTCGCAAAGTATACGATATGCTAAACTTATAGAGATCATGGATGATCTTGCAGATGAACAGAAGGCCAGAAAAAAAATTCCGGAAGAGTATGAAAAGATAAAAGAAAAAAGTAAAAACAATATTCGAAAATTAACATATCGTCTTCCGTTTCAAGAACAAGATCAAGATGCACCTGACAAAGAAGGAGTTAAAAATCTAATTCTTGATTGTATTGTTTATAGTACCGAAACACCAGAAGACTTTGCATTGAATTGGGAAAAATATAAAGACAAAGTTACAATGAAAACTGACAAGGATGTTGAGAGATTATTCAGTGAAAATTTGCAAGATACCGCAGCTGATGATTATGATGATGAAAGTGAGGGAGAGTATGATACTGATGATGAAGACTTTGTTGTGCCAGATGATTTTATTGAGTATGAAGAACCTGCTGCGAAAAGAAGAAGGGATGACGATGATGAAGAAGTAAATGGTAGTGGGTTTTATGATTGGTGGTGGTAAAGAAGGGAGGAGGGTTTATTTCTTCAGAACAGAAGGAGACTTAGGTTCATCTTTGTCTTGAGAAGTTGCGCTAGTAGACCAAACAATGATCTTTTTACGAAGAACTCTTGGTGCTGGCGGCACTTCTGGTTTTGCCCTTTTCCTTTTTGGTGTTGAAAATGTTTCAACATCACGTTCAGAGATATCAGGAACCTCAATAAGTTCATCATCTTCATCGTCATCATCATCGTCATCGTCATCACCAAGATTTTCCACTTCAACTAGTGGATGAGCTCTTTTTTGCCTTGCAACAACAAATTCTTCTTCTTCATCTTCACCCAAATCTTGTGAACTCTCTTTTAGAGGTGAAGGTGGTGGCGCTACTGGATGCATTGCGGGTTTGTTTTTCGGTGGTTCTTCTTCGATAATAGCACCATCAGGACCAATTGCTTTGAAGTTTGGCATGGAGTATATTGCAAAAGTAGTACTTGCACGATCAATTTGTTCCCAAAGATCAGGAGCTTTTTCACGGAAACATGGCTCAATAACAGACCCAAGAAGAGTTGTTATTGCATCAATTTCATTTTTTGTTGGCCCATTGGTTGTCCACCGCTTTGGATGACAGATATGGCACAGCATTCCAATGTTGAAATCAACCTCTGCATCTCTTTTATCAGGATGAAGATGCAACCATTCATAGCAGTAGGTATAGATTTGCCTAACAAAGACAAAAGCAAAAGTATCACTTGGAAGTTCACTCATTATTCTTTTTTCTTACAAAAAAACAAAAAAAAATAAAAGTAAAAATAAAAAATCACTAAAAAATATTTATAAAAGTTTTTAAATTATGTTTTTATAGAAGAAATGGAAGCAAGAGAAAAAATTGTTAAATATTTTAAAGATCTGTTATTATGTTTAATAAATTTTCTTTTAAAAGAAAAAAGTGTAAAAAAAAATGATGAGTCATCACATTTCCATATTGAAAAGTTTTGGAATTGCATGTTTATTTTCCTGTAACGTTTTCCACTTCCATTCCAGTATCTCAAGTCCCACTTTGCGTTCACGATTCTCCATACGTTTCATTGCTTCTTCTGGCTCAACATCAAACACTTTTGCCATCATTATGCTTGCACCTAATTGTTTATATGCAATCCATTCTTCCACATCGACATTGGTACTATCAATAATGATTACCGGCCATGTCCCATTTTTCTTAAATATTTCCGCACGTTTGTCAATAATATTTTTTGCACGTTTTCTTGCTTCCCCATGAATCATTGGATTCTGGCTTGGATCCACACATTGTTCATTACCAGTCAGTTCCAATCTTATTGCATCCGTTGAAATAACATAGGTACCATTAGGATATTTCTTAAGGTATTCATTTACCCAAGTAGTTTTCCCGCACCCTGGAATACCTATTGTTAAAATTAATACAGAAAAATCCATTCTTTTTTTTGAAAATCAAAGCTTCAATCGTTTATAATTTTTCCACCAAATTTATTTTTGTTTTGAAAGATTGAATCTTTTTTTATACTTTAAACAGAAAATGCAAGTAGAAATTGACTTTAATTTCGTTGCTGCACGTGAAATCGATGAGCTTGATAATAATTCACAAAATATAATTCGACAATGTGTCGTGGAAATGATGAGAGATTATGGCTATGGAGATATAGTAAATGATGAAGAGTTTTTCCTCGCAAATGCATTCATCCGTCCTTTTGTTATTGGTTTTGTTGGTGATGGTCAACATGAAATGCTTATTGGTTATGTTGTTCCTTTAACAAACGATACAGGGCATGGAAATCTTAAAACATTGTTAACACAAGGTGTTTCAAACCTTTATATCAACATGAATAATCAAGCCCCTAATATTCGTGTTTTTGTAAGAACAACTTATTTAAACGATTGAATGGAGTTAAGTTTCCTCACCGATTTCTATATCATACTGATCGGCATCCTCTTTTGCCTGTTCATGGACAGGCTCAGGCTCATTACAAGGTATACGAGCTATATACTTATGTTCGTACTCCTCCGGTGGCTGTTGAAGAATCTTCAATAGTCTGTTCTGGCTCACAGGATCACCACAAATAATCAAAACTGAACACCCTGTTTTTCCTTTTTCTTTTCCTTCTTCTTTTACTATCATAAAGCCATTGAATTCAATGTTGTGATACTCCTCATTTTGTGCAAGTGTTGCTGCTAGCCATGCCAACAGTCTTGATGCACACATCATAGCTTCATATTCATCCAACCAAACAATTTCAATCATTTTCTTTTTATCAACGAAATTTACAAACACTCAATCACTCAAGATAAAAAAATTTAAATTAATTTTCTTCTTCTGATGTGATGGGGAAACCAAAAGCATGGGTGTGTATTCCATCACGACATATAAAACGTTTTCCATCATTTACACTAAGTGATTGACGGAAAACATCAAGTGATGCAACTTTAAATGTCTTTCTAACAAACTGTACGTTTCTTGTATTTATAGCTGTTAACGATTCTAATGCTCGTTTATATGTATCCCAATCTAATTGCAATTCTTGTGCATCATGCGTTGTTCCCTTTGCACGTTTACCAATATGTCCATGAATTGTCTTATAAGCATAGACTTTAGATCTTAAAGCAATAACTTCTTGTATCGTATCATCTTCTCCAGTTTCAGATTTAACTTGCCCGCCAATTCCACCAATAAGATCAGGATCTATACTCTTTATATAGGCAAACAAATCTTCAGGCTTATTAACTGGGAAATCATCAGGATGGCGAACCTGTACTATAAAGGAATCAGTATCGGTATATACCATCTGACAACCTCTTGGAAATATTCTACAAAGTTTGTCATAAAGAAGAGTATACATATGCAGTTTCGCAAATTCACAAACACAAGCTCCAATATACGTTGGTTTATCTAAAACAATATTTTCTCCATCCATACGAACAATCCATGCAAAATCATCAATTGGAGTCACAGCAGCTATATTTCCTTCTTCCAACAATCCTTGGAGCTTAACTGGATCTCTCACAATTTCAAATGTATTACGTTTGAATGGTGATTCAAATGTTTTCCCATAAATAGAGTTTCCAAGTAATTTATATAATGTTTTACCAAGTTCATCTTTCCTTGTATTGCGAATAGCAATATTTTTCCTGATATACCCAGCTAAATAATCACCTTCATCAAATCCTACTCCGAAATGGACTTTACGAATTATTACTCCGTGTTCAATATAAAATTTCAAAAGACGCCAATGAACATTATATTTCTCTTTATTATATAATGTACACACAAGTCCAGTAAATTCAGTCATTTTATCATCTTTATTCGCTTCTGACCAACGTTTCAAAAACGGGGTTAATTCTGTTTTATTCTCATCAGTATAATATTCTTTAAAAATTCGTCTATGTTCAGGTGCAAAAGGATACATGTCTGTTACACGTTTAACAGAGTCTGGGATTTCCATGTCCACACAGAAACACATTCCAACATTTTGTGCTTCAAATTCTGTGAAAAGTTCCAATAATTTTGAATGGCATTCTTCTTTTCCTTCCCATCCTAAATTAACAAATCTAAATTGTCCACATGGGAATTTATATGCCTGCATTACAAAAGGATATAAACCATTTACATCCAAGTAAATTATACTATGATCTTTATCTGCAACAGCATGACGCAAAGCTGCAGATGTAATACCACCGCGAATCATACCTTTAAAGAACTCAGCATAAAAAGTATCTTCATACAAAGGTATAGACATTGTTGGATCATGTCTTAAAAATGCTGCCCAAGAAGCACTTGGCATTCCAAGATATTTCGTAAGATGAATATGATGACTTTCCCATAAAATATCCATACTCCGATTAAAAACATCAGCAAGTTGCATTACATCACAACAAAGATAAAGATCATGATAATCTCTTGCATCTCGACAATTAAATACTTCAATTACATGTTTTGTATCCGAATACCCTTTTGCAAGATCATCAACTGTTACGTGTTCACTAAAGAATTGTCGATTTTCTTCCTTTGGTTCAAATATTGCAAGAAATTCTTCCATTGGTGTATTGAGTTTACTCGAATCGGTAAAGAATTTGTATGGGAAAATATTCTTTCTTAGAATATGATCAATCATTTCATCAGAAACACCAGGATAACGCTCATGGAAAACTTCAAAGAAATTACTGAAATTCTCTTGGTTTGTTTCAATATCATCTTTCCTTATACTACTTACAATTCGATCAAGACTTAAAGTCAAAAACAAGAAAGTATCCCCAATACGTATTGTACGCGTAGTATCATCTTGTTTAGCATGGAAAACAAGTTTCTGAAGACGGTTCATTGATTTCATAATTACTTGGATACCCCATTTAACATATTCAGGATTCTTTAGAATATGACGTAGAACAAAATTTGCATCATACCCCATAGCGTTATGGAAATATACATAAACTTGATCTTTTTCATTTGAACTAAAAGCTTTTTCCAATATGAAATCGATAAATTCTTGCATGTCATATCCACAATGATATTCTTTATCCTCACAATCAAATATTCCATAACTCATAAAAGAATGTTCGCCAGTTTCAGGATCAATAGAACTTTCAAAGTCTGCATACATTATACGTCGTTTCAAAACATGTTTGTCTTCTTCTTCCATATTAATCTCTTCTCCTTTCAATGTTGGATGCTCATTTTTATCATAGGACACTAATTGTACGTGACGATACCCAGTTTGATTCGACATAAAACAATGTTCTTTATGATATTCAGCAGGAAATTCTTCAGCAAAACATAAACGGCATTTAGTACATACACCTGCAATCGGTGTGTTTTGTGGATCATCAACCTTTGTTGAAAAATGATAGCCTCCTTCTATTGGTGCTTTATCACCACGGTTAGTTTGAAAAGGACAATTATGTTCGGAAAGAAGACGTCTATGATAAAAACATTGTCCACATTTTGAACATGAAAAGAATTGTTTTCCACCAGCACCTTTCATAAGCAATTCCTTATTCATAATTAAACAATAATGTGAACACCGCGTATCCTTTGGTGTTACACAAAGAAGTTCAATGATCTTTTCACGATTTTTACTCATATATAACGGGTATATATGGGAATTTACATTAAAATCAATACCATAAACATCAATTCCACAAACTGTTTTAGGTATTAATTGTGTTTCAATTTCAGCAAATTCTTTTCGGAAATCAGCAACACTTATCATTGTACCAGCTTTTTTATCAATGTCTTCAACAAACTGAACAATAGGATCAACTGGCCCACTAGAATAAACAGGAGGCATTAAAAGTTTTGTTAGTCTTTGAATACAACTCGTAGTTTCATCATATTCAGATAATAAATACATGCCTTTTGCATATATTTCACTCGGTTCAACCATCATTACGCCTTTGCCAAAAGCCCTTGCATTACTTCCTCCTTTTATTTTTATAATTAATCCCATTATCAAACAATACAGCAAACATTTATTATCATCCTTGTTTCTCACTGACATTACTGTTGATCCTACAGTTTGTGTCAATAAATCTTCAACTTCTTGAGTCCATCCATGTCCACGATTGACTGATCTTGTAGGAGTTAATATAAGACGCAGACGTATATCAGGATTACCATATGATTTATTAAGAATAATCCTTGTACCGCTTTCATCACTGCCGTTCCATGTAGCATCACCTTCAGGTAATAGTGATGCAAATTTTCGTATCAGAGTCAAATAAATTTGTTCCAGATCATCTTCTTTTATAAACCCATTTATCACAGAAATAGGTGTTTCACTTTCATTGTTATAAATCGGATAAGATGTTCTTCCAGTCACATCTTCACCAATGTTATAGGAAACAATAAAAGAGGGTTTACCATCTGGAAATTGCGTCAAACGTCTTAGAATATAGAACATGATATAAATTGGAAGATCAAAAACATCTTTGGATGGTATAATTAGAGTGGACCCGTTAACACCAACAAGATGTGGAAAAAGCCAATCTGCTCTTCTTGTATCCTTTTGTTTGGCATGAAGTTTATGATATTCATTTACAAGAAATGATAAACTTGAACGATCTCCACGCCAAAATTTGTCATAAGTTTGCGGGGAACTTTCTAACTCAATAAACCAATCACGGATTTTGGTAAGATCCAAACGATCACCATCATAAAATTGTGGATGAGCTGCAAGAAAATCAAAAACTTCACGCGGAATAATATAAAAATTACTCCCTTCAAATGTTCTCACTGGTTGTGCTGAAGCAACTGCAGAACCGGGTTCTTGAACTTCGGTAAAAACAATCCTTGGACGTTTATGCCTACCGGACCTACTAATACTTCGTCTTCTCATTTTTTTAAACAAGAAAAAAAATCAAGAATAAAAAAAATCACTAACAACTAAAAAATTAATAAAACTAAAGAAAAAAAAATAATCTTTTCTAAATTAATTTTCATAGTGAAAATTGTGATTTTTAAAAATAAAGTCGGGAAATTTCAATGACGTCATAAATATCTAAACCCATTTAAACCCTTTTTGTCGAGTAACAACGTAGTGTGGGGTAGAAACTAATTCCTTTGTTACTGGGTTGTATTGATAGTTCCACCATTCCCCCAGACGGTCCACATTCTGGATAAAAGGTAGGTGGGGAACGGATTTATTTCGTAAATATATTTCAAGCGCGGCACGCTTTCGACCTGGAGGAAGAAATACTCTGCGACGTGGTTGCTCCGCCAAATACTCCTTCACTTCTTGTTTAATCTTTTCAAGATCTAATTTAAAACTCGGAATTGTTTCAAACGCCCCATCAAAACGTGATCTTTTCAAAACAGGGGGACGTACTTTAATTACATCATTATCATCATCACCACGCGGGTCAATGTGTCTTTTTTTTATTTTTGCTTTAATCTTCTCTTTACGCTCCTCCTCTTTACGCTCCTCCTCTTTACGCTCCTCTTCAAGCTCACTCATTCTCTTCTCTCGTTGTTTCTCTACTATTTTTGGTCTAGCTAAAAATAAACCTTGTATATTTTCAGCTGCTTTTTGTACAGCTTCATACTCCTTTTGTTGTTTCTTTGTCTCTAACAAACCTTGTAATTGTTGAGCTGAAGCATTTTCGTCTTTAAACTCGTGTTGTGTTTTATTACCAAGTAGTAACCCTTGTAATGCTTTGGTTGCCTCTTGTTGTCTTTCTTGTTCTTTCTGTACTTCTTGCGCTTTTAAAAGGGATTGTACACTTTTCGTTGCATCCATACGTTCTTTATACCCTTTCTGTTGAAATTTTGAAGTAATAAGACCTTGCATTTGTTGCGATGCTGCTTCACGTTGCAAACGTCGTTCTTCTTCTTCTTTATTCCATGCTTGAAGATCAGAAGAAACATCAACATCAGTAGGAAAATATTTCTCTTTTATCGCCTGTAATTTTCTAATACCCCATTTTGGTAATCCACCAGTTCTTCTTACAAATGTTGATATTTCATCAACTGTTTGTCTAATTTCTTTATCTTTTTCATCCTGGTAGTTTGCGTTTTCTTCATCTTCATCTTCTGCTGCTATTACTTTTAATTCTCTAGCAGTTTCATTACCTGTATTAATTTTTCTTTCCAAGGCATGTGTAATTTCCGTAGGTAATGTTACGAGATTATACAATGTTTCAAGAGGGTTATCAGTTGCATTAGCAATTCTGTTTCCTATGCTGTATTTTGCCGCAGCTTTCTGTTCATCCGTTTTTGCCTTATTCTTTGCTTTTTCTGCTTCTTCTTCATCAAACATGCGAATGAATGGTGTAACATAATGTTGTTCAAAAGGATCGATATTTGCTCTTTTCACATAAGGTCTTGGTAAATTAGGTAAAGCTGGTTTTAAACCAATTTCGCTTATGCTATTCAAACGTTTTGGCGGTGCGGCAATATAACCGCGTGGAATAATTTTTTGTTGTAAAAAACTCATTCAATCAATAAAAACCCTGCAATATTTTAAAATTGAAAATAATATTTTTTTGTGTGACTGAATGACGTCTTTATGGAGTTCAACAAAATCAGCCGTAAATAACGGATACGGTATGAGTGGATTTGCACGTATCGGGTTGCCAAACCCTTTTTATAAACCGAGGCCATGGGGCATACCCGGTATTCATCCGGAACTTCTTGAAGAACCGCCTTATGCTCAAAATGAAGAAAAACATAGGATGGTAACAAGAGGTGGTAGTAGTTTGGTTAAAGGAAGTCGTGAAGCCAAAGCAAGAATGGCTTATCTCCGCTCACTACGTGGACATGGTTGTAGAAAAACAACGAAAAGAAGTATGAGAGGTGGCGCTGATTGGAGTTGGGTTAGTGCTTTAGTAGAATCAATTGGTGGAACAGCAATGAATGCAATTAAACAACTTGCATTAGAAACTGGCGCTTCTATCGTTGAATTGTTGTCGGACCCTAAAGCTCTTGTTCAGAAACTAATGGTTTTTGCACCAGCAGCCGCACGCGCAGTAAAAAACTTCTTCGCGGGTAAAAAGAATAAATCACCATCTTCGTCTTCAAGATCACGACGTCGTGAATATCTTCGCATGTTGAAGAAATATGACCCTGAACTATATGAAAAGAAACGTATGCAGGCAATTGCGAAAAAGAAAGAAATAGAACGTTTGCTTGCAATGAAACGTCGTGGATCTGATGCTGATTATGTTGATGATAATGGCTTTGATAACACTACTCAGTCAACAACTGATAATAGTTTCATTGATATGACAAATCATTAATTTTAATATTTTTTTGAATTAGATGAATGATCGAACGGTTTTCTCATCAGTATGGTGAAATCCGCCGTGGAATTGTTGGCAACAGATAAAAAATATAAAGACGGGTTTTTGGCTGGTATGATACTAGCAAAAAAACTCGCAACCGATAAGAAAAATAATACAACAAAAGGTGGTAAAAAACTACAAGGTGGTTTTAGTTTCAAAAAAGCACTTGCAATTGCAGCAGGACCAATGGGGTGGGTATGGTTGGCTCGTCATAAAAACGATGAAGAGATGAAAGAAATGAAGAAAAAACTTGAAAAGTATGAACCACCGAAAAAACCAAAGAAAGAAAAAGTAGAAGAAATTGATGATTTCCCTGCTGATGAAGAAGATTTTGATGAAGAAGATTTCCCTATGGAAAACGATGATGATGATTTTGAACTCGATGATTTTGAATAACTGAATCTCGTTGATCAGCAAGTTCACAGAGTCTATTGGTTATTGGTAACCCAGTAAATTCCGGATCAAATCTGTATTGCCATATCATCGAAGAAACCATATCACCACATGGTGTATCCATATAATCATCTATCACTGCATTTTGATTAAGCCTGAGCGTCATCTCACAATATGAACGAATTTCATTATACCAATCTCTAACAAACTCAGTATAATGCTGTAAACTTGGAGTAAATTCTTCAATAGTCTGAAGAACTTCTTTCATAAACATAAAATCATAACAACTCATTTTTTTCCAAAAAATAATAAAAAATAAAATAATTATAATAAAAATAAAATTATTTTTCTATTTCATTGTTAATTTTATCAAGAAAATAAAAAACATAAATAAAACATGACGTAATTTAAATGACATAATTTAATATAAAATGACGTCAATAAATGACGTCAATATTTTTTAATAATTTCTTGACAAATAAAAATAATAAAATAATTAAACAAAATAAAATAAGAAAAAATTTTAAATTTTTTTTTATTGTGTTGGTTTTTTAAAAAAATGTTTAGTAGAAGATTCGTACCTTTAGAGGTTCGTCCTGTTGTGATAGAACGTTTAGCCATTCATCCTCCTGCGATGGAACAACCAAAAGCATTGGCTGACGATGATGTTGAAGATATTACTGATGACGAAGAAGAAGAAGTGCAGAAGCCAAATCAACAGCAAAATGTTATTGTTGTTAATAAACCACAAATAATTGTGGTTAAAAAACAACCTACTGTTAAACCTGCTGTTGTTAAACAGAATGATGCGGAACCAAATGTTATTTCTGCTGAATTTGATAGTCTTATTGATGACATCGTCGCGTGTTATGAAATAGAAAAAAGGGAAGAAGAAAAGGAAAAAAGGAGAAAAGAACGGCAGCGTATAAAAAGAAAGAAAGCAAACAAACGCCGGTATCAAAAGATGCTTTGGGCAAGACGTTATAAACACAAAATTTAACTTCTTTTTTTTTTACATTTCATCCTTTCTTTTCCCTCTCCTTTTTATCTCCGCCTCATCATTTCAAAACACACCTGTGTGTAGCAAGTATTTCTTATTTGGAAATACAAATGGATGAAGTGTAATTCCAAAATCCGGTGCTGTTCTAAATCGTTGCACAAGTGGCCTATTAGCAAAAAATGGTTCTGCTAATTTTGGCATTGCACGCTCAATCATATCTTTAGGTGGTGCTGTTCCTCTTTGTTTAGTTTGTTCATCTTTATACAAAGAACGGCGATCATCCAATGCTTGTTGTTGGTCTTCAATAATCTTATCTGGTCCTTCTTCAATTTCAAACCTTTTCAATGGACGAACAAGTTTATGTAGTCTTGGTGCACGCCAGCCAGAATTAATAACACCTTCACCAGTGTCCGGGGGCCTCTCTCTCATATATTGTTCAAATAGTTCTCGAAATTCCTGCGCCTCCCTTTCTTCTTTAGCACGTGTCATTCTCCTTTCTTCTTCTTCAGTAGGATTTGGATCTCGCATGGTATGTTGCAGCAACCCTGTATTGGTTGTGTAACGTGTGGATGGCGCTGCACTTGGCATAATTGATGAAAACGGCGCAGATGATGGTTGCCAATAACGTTGACGCATTAATTTTTTTCGTTCTTTTTCTTCTTCTCTTTCTTTACGTTGTTTACGTTTCCTTGCGACTTCTTCTTCTAAATTAGGCTGCTTTTGTCTATTTTGTCTATAATATGCTGCGACTTCTTCTGCAAATTCTGCTGGTACCTCATCCAGTTCATCTGTTTCTGCAAGCCATTGGATAATCTTTCCTCGATATTCACTTTGTTTTCGCTTTTTGGCAATGTCCATTAACGCTTTCTGTTCTCTATGTTCCTGGTTCAAAATACCAGCATTAAATTGTTCTATTTGATGAGCAACATCACCTTCTCTCTGTACATTTTCCAAACTCGTTATACCTGATGGTAATGCAGCAACATTTCCAGTAAATTGACTCATATCAACCCCCATATCATCAGGTATGATACCTAAATCCTTCATTTGTTTTACCATACCTGCATTAGAAAGTTGGGCTAATCGCTGACCTTGCCGCGCACGTTCTTCATTTTCAACAGATGTAATCCCTTCACGTTTCAAAGGACCAACAAAAATTTTCGTTGATCTCTGGTTTACACCAATTGATCTAAACGGATTCCTTTGAAGTAAAGGTCTTCTTGTTGTTTTAAGTGTTTTTACAGTATAATAAGATCGTCCTCGTCCTCTTCTTTTCATTATCTCTTTTTTATATATAGAAAAACAATCAATCAATCATTAAACAAATTTTAATTGATTTTTTTCAAAATTTACGTCCTCTTTTTCTTGGTTGTAATGTATTAAGAGAATTCCTCATCATTGGTGTTGGACGAACTAAAGCAGGTGATCTTTGAATAAGAACAGGGCGTGTTCTTAAACCACTATTACTTCCACTTCCAGGATTCACATGATGTACAGGTAATGGGTTCACATATGGCAGCTGAGGCATTGGAATTGTTGCCTGTTTCGGTTTATCAAATGCTGCTAAAACAGCGGGAAGTCTCTGTACAGCTTGTGCAGTATTGGTTGTTGAATATATATTCGCTGGTAAAGGCGCTTCGAAAAACTCCCTGGCAATAAACTTCTTTAATCTAGGATCATCATCTGTCATTTCATCAGGTACATATTTTAATGATGCCATTCTTGGTTTTTTCCTCGGCGCAAATTCTAACCCACTCTTGTCAACCGGTGGTGGCTCAACAGACATATGCGCATATCGCTCTGCACGGTCACTCGCATCCATTGCCTTACTTACACCCTGAGCAACATCAGTAAGGCCTTTCACAACATCTTGTGCCGAGTTCATCATTGCTTTAGTTCTTGCAGCTTCTGCCGCCGCTCTTTCTTTACTTAATTTTTCATTTTCTGCAATCCCTTTTGCCATGTTCTCTTGCATTAATTTAGCTTCCTTCATTGATTCCTTATCTAATTGCGCCGCTCTTGCAAAATCACCAGCTGCTTCAGCTGCGGCAGCTTGTTCTGAAAATTTTAACGCTTTCTCTTGATTTTCGCTTGCATTACTAAAATGACTATATGCTTGCCCCGCGGCATATAAAGCAGCAGAACCTAACCCCAAAACTGCACCAACAGGGACACCCACACCAGTTGAACCTATAGTTGCACCAGTATATGCCATATAAGCAGAAGCAGCGGTTAACAATGTAGTAATAGTTGCACCTGTTGTATGAATCACTGCATCACGATGTTCACGTTTAGCCGCAGCTGTAAGATCATCACGTTTTTCTTCATTCTTAATCTTTTGAAATTCTCTTACATCATCCATATACTGCTCTTTTGCTGCTTTTACCTTTTCATCATGTTTCTTTAACTCGTCTAAATATTCCAACTCATCAGCATATTCAGCCATTCTATCACTATTATACATTAATGCTTCCTGACGTTCTTTTGCATTCTTAGCCTTCATTTCTGCATTAAACCTTTCAACTTCTTGTTTTTCTTTCTGTTGTTCATAATTAAACTGAGCTCTTGCTTGCTGTTGCTGTTGCTGATACACCTGCATTTTTTGTTTATATGCTAAATAATCCTGTCCAAGCGCCGGCGCAAGTTGTTCAATAGTAGCTCCTAATCTCTTGACGGATTTTTGCATGTCATGATTATCTGACCATTTATCTATAGCATCAATTTGTGAATCATTCCATTTATACATGGATTTTAATCCACGCGCCATTCCATGCCCAATTTTACCAAAAAACCCTGTGTTACTATTGTCTTCCCAATCATTTCGTTTAATATATCTTCTAAATGTTCCGTATGTTGCATCTCCAAGCATATGTGCTCCTTTTAGTACAACAGGTAAAGCTTCTTTAGCAATAGGAATAGCAGCTTGAAGAGCCATAGCTTGTACCATTGGATTCCCTGTTACAAGAGCAGCCGCACCCGTGCCAAGAGCTAAAAGTCCTTTTCCAAGTTTGCCCCAAAACCCAGATGATGGTGCATCCGCATCTGTACATACAAGATTAGGATCATCCCATATAGATGATTGTGCATCCGTATCTGTGCATACAAGATTAGGATCATCCCATATAGATGATTGTGTTTCTGGGTCATAGTCAGTTGTTTGTGGTGTTGGATTTGATTTGAACCAATCCCAAAATCCACTACCATTAAAAGAAGCAACATCATCATCGTTTGGATTTAACCATTCCGTATTTAAATTATTCTCAAAATCCCCTATACCAGCACCAAATAACCCGCTTCCTTTAGATGTTGAGTGTTTTGGAATCAAAGTAAACAAATTGGTGATGCCTTCAATATCACGGCCGATATTTTCTTTTTTATCCTCAGGAAACCCTGTAAGTGTTGTTAAAGCTGCACGTTTTATAAGGCCGGAAGCTGCGCGTATAGTAGCTAATGTTTTTTTACGCGGAGATCTATATCGATCACTAATTATATTTGCAGAATCAACAGCATGTGGAACACTTTTGCTTGATGCAATAGCTGCTCTGTATGCCTGATCGTGTTGACCGCCATTTCTTAGCGTTGATAAAAAAGCTGTAATACCAGCAAGTAAAGCAACTTCAAGTTGATCAGGATTAGCGTTTATACTCTCATCCAAATAACTAATGATGGAATCTACTGCAACTGGTTTAAGTTCGTTAATAAAACCAGGCGTGATTCTTTTTCGAATTGATTTAAAACCACTGCTCATTTTATTAACAAATAAATAAAATCAATCCGTCTTCTTATTTTCTACGCAAAATAAAATTAAGAATGACTGACCGTAAATATGTGGTTTTAAACACTTCGATCCAAACTGGGTCAAATGCTTCACAGCTACTTGAAGATGCGGATGGGAATGTCGCAGCGCAAATTGAATTGCGCCTACCAGATAATATATTCTCCCCGTCAGAAGGTGGCTTGAAAGTAGATACTGTCTCGATGTTGACAACGAAATTCCGTGTTTCTTTGTCTGAAACACCTATTGCTTCTATCCCGCTAGATTCGGATCTCTCATCTGAAACAGTTAAAGTTTCAACTTGTAAATTGGATGTATACCCCTTTGTAACAAAAGATGATGGTACTCTTGAACCATATACAAAGTATAAAAGCCAAACAAAAGCTTTTCCTTTTTATAAGTCGCATAATATTGTGTTTAATTTCTACACAACCTCGTCAACATCAACAGAAAAAACACTCGTTTATACTGTTACGGGGCTGGCAAATACTTATAACTATCTTTTCCCGAAAAACAGTCCTTTTTATCCCGTTCTTAACTCTTCTGGTGTTTTAAAGAAAGTAGCAACTCATTGTTTAAACCTCGCACAAAGTTTAAATCATACGAATGCTAAAATCGAAAACGATAAAATGTTTTTGAATGGTATTGGTGCACTCGAGCATCTCATCTCCGATGCTTTAGCAAATGCATTACTTTATGCATCTACAAGTTCGCAAACTACTGTTGATATTGATCTTGCATCGTATGATGGTGCAGCTACGCTTGATCCAAGACCAATTTCTGATATACCGATTGAATTTGAAGGAACAAAATGGGTGATTTGGAAATATGTTACACAAACAGATATTTTGGATTTTAATAATGTATGTGGTATCCATCCAAAAATTACTATAAATGAAAACAGTATGACTTTAAGTTATGATACTGCTGCTTTCGGTTCTATTATCCCTGTGTTGTGGAATACCTCATTCATTTCGAATTATGATATGCCGATCCAAACAACTTTGGATAATTTCCTAGCAGTTTTTTATCAGCCGCCGCCAAAAAGAATTTTTAAATATGGGCTTGCTGACGATGGAGATGATGGATATCATTTTACAATACCTGAAGATATTTCCGCAGCTGTTTTCAATATTATTGGAAACAAAATTATGAAAGAAACATTCCCATTTCTCCCGTGGATTAAACTCTCACTTCCACCAACTCCTGAAATTGCAAGATTATTTGATGTAAAGATACAACAACGTACTGCGACCGCAGTCAATGCGATTCAAAAAGTTACATTGAATCAAACCGAAGATTATGATGTACGCAAATATATTGGTTATACACATGGTGATACACTACCAATTGCTAATGTTGAATTACCTGATGATGGACATTACTATTATCTTTATACATTTTCTGTTCCACTTGCTAGTAATACATTACCGGTTTCTCGATATCAGCAAGAAATGTATTGGGGTAATGCAACAGAAACTTCTACAATTGTCTCAATAGACCAAGGTGAACAACTTCAAAGACCAATTTCTTCGTATGAAACTGTGATATTGCCACCGGTTATTGATATAATTAGTGAAGAAACAACTGCAACGCCTGCTTATCCAGTTGGTAATACAGAAATTGACACACGGGTAACTTATACTGAACCAATATTAGAAGGAACAAACACTTATACCAATAATGAGTTAATTTTCTTTTTCCCAAACACTGAACATCCAACAGTTCCAGTACAGTTTGGTGCAACACAAACTGGGAATTGGGATTCATCGACAATAATAAAGGTTTTCCCATGTTGGGATCCTGATTTTATTTATAGAGTACCATCAGGGTCATCTCAATTTAAGAAATACGTCTACATTTATAGTGCTGAAGAATACTTGTTAGGACGTCCAAATGGTACAGTAAATTATACTGTTGATAGTTTAAGCTCGCAAAAAATTTTGGAAATTCAAGAGGCTGTGGTAACTGAAGTTTCTAATCTAACCATTCCAGATGAAGTTGATTATATCCCTAATATTTATGATGGTGAAGATTTGTACATGTTGGATTGTTCTAGTGTAAATTTGTCAATTGGAGAGCAAGAACCAATGCCGGAAGCACAAGCAACGAAATTCCAAATTGATAGAACAACAACAACAAGAAACGATCGTATACTTACGGATTATAGAATTTTTACATCAATTGAAGCTGGTTCTCCTTTGAATGCAATGTTGGCAAAATATAATAATACTGTTGGCTTCGGGGCCTATCAAATGGCTGCTTATACCCCTGATGACCCATGGGTATTGGATGATTATACTGTTATATCAGAATCAGCTCCATTTCTAATACGTTTTACAAAATGGAGAGCTCTTGATGGTGGCGCACAATGGATACGCAATTTTTGGCTTATGCAAAAAATAGGTGGTAGTAATAGTGTCGCTCCATATCGCTTGGAAAATATAGTTTTCCCGAATAATGCAATTTCTACAACAGAAACTGTTTTACCACCAGAAACCGAAACAGAAACAACGACATCATATTCTTATGATCCATCGCTGACACCGGGCACTGTTACAACCCCTTATGAGCTTATAGGTACTACGAGAACATCTACAGTATTATCAGGTACACCAGAAGATGTAGATGTAAATGAAATACTTAAAGCCACCGGCCGTATTCAACTTCGCGCACGTCAGACTGGACATTTTAATGATCATAATGTATATGTCGGTTTTGTTGACAACGAAAACTATCGTTATACCCCTGAAGATGATATTCCATATATCAACAGTTTCTTTAAAGAGCGTTGGATACCCGCAGAATGGGCACCGTTAACAGTAAGACCTGATATAGGAAGTGGCCTACTCGATGTGCATAATTATGCTTATCACTATTTGGTGCGAGAAATGCATCGGGATGATGATGATGTTATGGTTTACACAGATGTGGTAATGATATTTATGGACGATGTAACTTTAGATTACTCATATGATACAGAAGATGACTTATTGATAACAACAGATCCGTATGCAAAAATAAATGATGCCGTAAATATGGAAGTACAAACATATGAGCAAAAAGAAATAGTTACATCGATTGTATCTAATCCTGAAAACAGTAGCGTTGGAAATTTGCGTTTAAATTTCACATGGAGTAATTTGCCAACAGTTATTCTATCGCCAATACAATCATTTGTAATGTTGCTATCTGGTATGCAAGTTACACAAGAAATTCAGCCAATTAATATTGCGCAGGCTGCAGGAAGTTCTTTGGTTTCTACGGTTCCTATCATTGAAAACTATTATTCACTTGCACAAACCTTGCGAGATCTACATGATGAACTTGTGGTAGTCAAGGATAGTTTTAATGATGCTGTAACATACAAAATGAAACCATCGAGTGGTATGGAACGTACTTTGACATTTACTGTGAAATATCTTACAAAAGATGGGAGACTACATCAGTTATATATCCCGAAAAATGGTGTTTTCACTTTACAACTTACTTTCGAACTCTCATATTACATGGTTTAAAATTATGTTTATTGATTGAGTGATTGAACGTAATTTTACCTTCTTAAGTAAAATGGAGACGGATAGGTTGAATACGAATACAAACATGCCAATTTCAAGGAGTTTTCTCGAAAAAATGAATGAAGCCGTCACCAGATCCCCTGGGACTGCAATGGCATGGATTTGCGTCCTATTTATTGTAATTGTTCTTTCTCTTACTCTTCCTCTTTACTTCCCTTTCCATAAACAATCAACGAATTAAAAACATAAAACCACATTCCTACACGTCACATTGTATCTTTCTTCAATAAATCGTACACGTATACGCGGGGCATCACTTTGGCGATTTGAACTATTGTATACAATTCCATATCCGATCTACATGTCATAGTGCATCTTTGTTCAATATTTTC